GTGGCGAATCAACTCTACCGAATAATGCGAACCTTTCGACATTTACCGCCGACCAAGTTCCACCAGTTTGTCAGCAGGGTGAGGACCGCCTTGTCCGACAAAAACAGGGTCCCCGACTCGGTGTGGGGCGCAAACCTGGCGCTCATCATCGCGTTCTTTGCGGCGGCCGACAAGCACGACTACGTTTTCCACGAGTCGATGCACGGCAGCAGGATCGTGATCGCGGAGCGCGAGTTGCTCCAGGCGCAACTGATCCTCTACCTGGACCAGATCGCCTCTCTTCTGGAAATGGTAGCGGTCACCAATCCGGACATCCTGCTGGTCTCGGGGTTCGACACCGCCAAGGAAAGAAGGACCCACCCCAGGAACAAGGCAGAAATTGAAGCTCACAACGCCACGCAGGCAGAACGACCCCAGGACGGTTGAACGGCGGACGATGAACCGGTACAACGAAAACGGCCGGTATAACACGAAAAGGACTCACGGCAACGGTGCTGTGAGTCCTTTTCGTGTTTCTGACGACGGTTGCTCCTCATGGGCGGGAGGGTGAACCTTAAGGCAACGGCTAAAGCGAATCCCCCTGTCCCCCGTTTCCAAAGGGGGAGACGCGGGGCCGGCTGAATGCGGGTTGGCAACCTTTTGCAACACCTCCCGGAATGTCGCGCTTGCTCTGGCGTCTGCCCTAGGGGTAGCCCAAGAAATCGAGGGTTGACGCGACGGCTGCTTGGTCCAGCTCGTGGCCGTTTTGGCAGATGATGTGACGGTAGTCGAACCCCATGCTGAAGCTGAGCCAGGCGAAGCAGTCGAGGATGTAGTTGCGGGGAAAGATCTCCACCACCCGGCAGGGGGACTCGCACCAGATGAGGTTGCTCAGGCCGGCCCCGTGGGTGCCGATAACCATCCTCGCCCCCTGGAAGGTGCGCACCTGCTCCTTCAAGGTCATCTCCTCGCAGTGCAGTACGCTGACCCCCCGCGCGTTGAGCCGCTCCTCCAGGAGATCCTCTCCCGCCAAGCGGCGCTTTTTCCCCTTGCGCCGCGAGACGTAGAAGACCTCCCCGGAATCGCCTCCCGCCGGGCGCGCGCCTTCCCCGAGAAGTTTCGCCGGGACCTCGCCGCGCAGCAACTTAAGTACCTGCGGGTGGACGAACTCGGACCGTGCCGGGTACTGCGGCAGGATGAGCCGCTCCACCCGGACCGGGCCGGGGGCGGTGACCACGCGCTCCAGGACCTCCGGGCCGAGGATTGCCGCAAGCCCCTGCACGAGGTAGCCCGGGCACTGCTCGGGGGTGAGGATCTTCAGCGCCGGGAAGCTCGCCAGGGCCAACAGGACGCTGGGGAGCACCTCCATGAGCCAGTGGAAGTAGCTTGCCGGGTGGCAGACCAGCACCGGGTCCTCAAGGGGCAGCTCGGTTACCGGCAGCAGGGGCTCGTGGAGCAGCTCCCCCCAGTCCATGATCCGGCGCAAGGACCCCACGCTCTCCTCGACGATCTTGTTCTCCAGCCAGACCATCCCCGACTGGGGCGACACCACCACGTCCTTGAGGAGGTACAGGTTGCGCCGCTCGAAGACCGCTTCCGTGCGGATGAAGGGGGGATAGCTGCGCTCAACCTGGTGGCGCACCAGGTCCGCCGGCAGCATGGGGAGGATGTCGAGGATGTGCCGCGCCAGTTCGGGGCGGTAGGAGAGTTTTTCCAGCGATTCGATGCTGGAGTAGGGCATCTTGCCGGCGATGGGGCCGAGCAGCGAGGAGGAGACCTGGCGCGCCAGCCGGCGCCGCTCCCTGGCTTCTGCTTCAGTAAGCCCGTGTTTCATGAAGTGCCTCCGGTGGGCGGGTGAAGTCGGGTGCTGCGGCCGCCATTATAGGACGGCCGCAGTCCGCTGTCACCAGGAACCGGAAAGGAGGGGAGGGGGGTCTGTTTGCGACTGATCAGTCGGCAGAGCTGGAGAGCCGCCAGCTAGTTTAGTGGAAGATTGCTGATTTTAGCTCAGCGCCAGCAGCGCAACCAACAACAGTTTCTTCAAAATATCTCCTTGGCCTGACTGAAGAGTCACGCATCAACCAACTCTGTTTGACGGACGATGACATAAAGTAAGTAGTGAGAAATGCTATAAGTGGTCTTGTAGGTGGTTGTAGATAACTTGGTGATCGCTTGTAAAAAAGGTGGTTTTCAAATGAAACTTGAAAGATTGAATTATTGCCGTACCCGGGCCGATCCGAGCCTAAATCTTACCCTGTCGCCTCTTCAATGCAGCTACGACACTCACCCACAGGAAAAGACCTCCCCAATCAATCACCATAACAATGATAACTCCGCCGCCAAGGCTCTTTAGGACACCACAATGGAATACCTGGGAGATGAGAGTCGCACCAGCAAGCACCCCAGCCCCCAAGAGCACTAGCAGTTGAAGGCCCTGCTCGCGCCTTTGCCGCTGCTCAGCTAGAACTCTCAATCGTTCTTTTGAGAAGCTGTACTGGCAGCGAGGACATGTGTCTGCGCCGCGATATATACCTTGCTTTTCGCATGCTGGGCAGGCGATTAAGTTAGGGTTATACGGAAATGGCTTTTCGCCTTGATCGTCCTTGATATGAATAATGATATCTCGGCCCGCAACTTGGTTATTCTCACCTGAAACAGCCTGGTTAACGCTGTTATGGCTACCATTTAAATCGGTCATCTACTTCTTCGTCCTCCCGCTTCCCCCAACGATATCACGACCAGCCACACTATGACCTGTACCGCTAACCGTCTGTGTCACCTGAGCACCCTGTTTTACAGGCGTTTTTGGGGCCGGGTTGCCCCCTGGTTCTCCTTCAACCAGAATCAATGAACCATCGTCGATCAGTCTACGATAGTAGTCGGTGCAGTAGACCGTTACCGGAAACCTATCGGTAATATATTCTCTTGGCTTCCCTTCCATAGGGCATTTTAGGCCTGGAGGGGCCTCTACCGAAATGATAACGTCGTCTAGATCCTGGCCGACTCCTGGCCAGACTCTCCATTTTTCTTGCCATCTTAACTTTAAATTCTTTATTTCACATACTTCGCAAAGCGTGAGCCGCCCTAAAAGGGCAGCATATACTTCGTCAACTTGCCCTGATTTTTGCTTTGAGTCAGCGTAAAGAAGGTTTTGAATAATTATACGTTTATCTTGAGAGAAGACCTTCGAGTCAATCCCCAGCCCTGCTAATATCCGCTGTATCACATTGACGACATTCCACATTACATCATGATCTATTTCCCCTTGATCCGTGTCTTTGGAAGAAGAGAAAGGTCTGCCATCCCCTGTCCTATAATCGCCCGTCCTCTTTGGCCCTACTCCGGTCAATAGCCACCCAGGATTTATATCCGTATTCCGAACAATAGCCTCGATGGTATCGGCTGATGGCTTGGTCTTGTTGTTTTCAATATCCGACAAAGACCCTTGCGATATCCCGATAATTCGCGCAAATTCAGCGACTTTGAACTTTAACCCTCTTCTGTAATCTGCGATTCGGCTTCCAATCATAAATTAAATATCCCCATAACGATAATAATCTTGACAAAACATCCGTATGCCGATATTTTGTCAACATGTTGACGAAGACGACCAAAAAAATAAAGAAGTTGCTGGTAGATGCAGATGTATCCCAGTCCGATATCGCTCGGATGGCAGGGGTAGATCGAAGCGCTATCAACCATGTAATAGCTGGCCGCGGAAAGTCTCCGCGTCTTCGAATCTTTGTTGCTAGGGCACTGGGCGTCTCCATAGAGGAACTCTGGCCTAACAAGCCTGATACTCGCAAACGTAAGGCGGCCTGAGGTTCGTACTTTATCAAATTTTGTTTGATTGTAACAGCCGAAAAAGGAGCCGTAAATGTCCAAAAGAATTACAGGAAAGGATAAGGGGCTGTCAGGTCAGCAAGGGCTATTTGATACCGGTATGGCGGAAGGGGCATTGGATATTGGCTTAGGGCTCCGCCAATGCTTGTCGCGGGCAATCAGCGAAAGCGGCCTGGATCGCTACAGGATCTCCAGCGAGATAAGCCGGCTGACCCGGTCAACCATCAGCAAGGAAATGCTGGACAAGTACACGAGCTCAAACCCTGACTACTGCATCAAGGCCGAAACGCTGGCAGCGTTTTGCCTCGTAACAGGAACCTTCGAGCCGTTCCGCTACCTCCTAGAACCGTTGGGCAGCGACATTCTCAACCCTGAAGATCGGGATCTGATCGAACTGGCTCGGCTCCAAGAACAGGAACGGATAATCCAAACGAAGATTCTTTGCATCAGACAGAAACGCGGGCTGAAATAGGTCAGTTTCTCGGAGCTGCTATTGCTGGCCCGCATAAGTAAGCTACGACAAGTGAACCTAGGTGAGGAAAGTGACAATGGACGGTAAAAAAGCTGGAGTGGACATTGAGGCGCTGGAGTCTGAGATCATCGAAGCCTTACAGCCCTGCGCGAACGCCTTAGGATGGAATGGCCCAGCCTTCTACATGTTGGCACAAGAGGTAGCTGAGATGGGCAAAGTCATTGGAGATGTGACCTTGGCTGAACTCGCCCAGCTCTGTGACCAAGCGGGTGAGCGCTATGACCGGATGTGCGAGCGGTTGAGAACCTAAGGGGGACAATAGATGAAAACGACGTATAGGCGCATTGAAGCAGTGTCAAAGGCAATTCAAATCCTGGAGTTCCTCGCCACCCAGAAGGAACTGGCCACGGGGCCGGAGATCGGGAGGGCCGTAGATATCGCTTTGGGTACTGTCATGTGCCACCTGGTTACCTTGGAAGAAGCAGGCTTTGTTCAGCAGGTTGGCGGAGCCTACCGGCTAGGGATGAAACTGGCCATCTTCTGGGCGAGGGTGAAGAGCAACCTGGAAGGTGAGATAGCCAGGAAACGACAGGATTTGGAGTCTATATCCATCACGAGGAGTAACTAATGACGCGGAAACTGGGAGCGCCGGCGGAAGTTCAGGCCGTCGATGAAATTTATAGTGTGGCTCGGGCAGATGCGGACCAAGAGATGGAAAAGATGAAAGAGAGCCTTCAAGGAGTGCACGAGTGTGCACTAAAAGTGGGCCGCATACAAGCTTTCAGATCAATGCAGTTGCTCGCTGAATTCATGGAAATGAAACAGCTCGCGCAATTGATAGATAGCAAGAACTACCTGAAAATCCCTGGGGTTAAGAGCATTGATGACTATTTTGAGCAGCAGGGCATCAAGCGCCGGACGGGCTTCAATGATCTGAAGATTGCTCGAAATCTGGAGCCCGATGAAGTGCAACTTCTTGCACTTCTCGGCTTCACCCGCCGGGATCTCCTCGGGTACGCATCGCTTCCCGAAGAAAAGCGTCTGGAAATTAAGGAAGGCAAAGTGATCAACCTAGAATCAGCCTCCCGTGAGGAGATCAAAGACCTCATTGAACAAGTGGTGGTCGAAAACAAGCAGGCCAAGGATGAGGCGGCAAAATCGAAAGCGGCCGCCAATAGGCTCCTGGAGATTAAGCAGAAAAAGATATGTGACCAGGAAAGGGAAATAGCCGCACTGGAAATCAAGATTGAGACTCAAGCGGTCTCCAAGGGGCTCACCCCTGACGAGGACAATTTCATAAAGCGGGTCGAGGCATACCGAGTGCTGATCCAGGGGGCGCTGATCGCGCTGGAACCGAACGAACTGCATAATGAGTTACCTGTAGACCTTACACCGCGCATGCGCGCTGCCGTAATTTCTACAGTGCACAATTTGAAAATGCAGACGCTCGCACTCTACGACACCGTGGTAACAGAGATAGGCGATCCGGTCATAAATCCTGAGCTGTTGGAGGAGTATGAAAGGTGGGAGGAAGCGCAAAAGGTGTAAGCGACTTCGAGCATCCCTCCTAATTGAGGGTTGAGAAGCAGTGAATTCTCCGTTAGTGAGGGCAAAATGTGGCAAAGGGACATGGTTTTTGAATTACAGGAAGCAAAACCGGGAGAGCGTCGGGAAATCGTCGACAAATTCCGACTTCCAAGGGGCCTTTCTTACGGGCATACAATGCGGATAGCACGCGAATTTGGGTTCACTAGCGGCCGCAAGGTGCGAGCAGACAAAGGCAAGCGGATACTGGCTGATGATCAGCTTGAAGTGGTGGGATCATTCCTCCGACAAACCAGGCGAGAGAACAAGGGGGTTATCTCCCCGGTGGAGAACGCGCTGGAATTCGCAATTGACAATGGCTTTATCAATCGAGGAGCGGTTTCACTGGGCACGGTTCAAAGGAACCTACGGGAAAAACAGATGAGTACGAATTGCCAGAACAGCGCCACACCGCACACCGAGATGAGAAGCTTGTATCCGAACCATGTTCATAGCGCTGACGTTTCGACCTGTATTCAGTACTACTTATCAGACAATGGCATTTCAATAATGCGAGAAGATGAATTTTATAAAAATAAACTTGAAAACTTCAAGAAAATCAAGACGCCGTTGCAGCGATACGTTATCACCGACCATTTCTCTGGATTCTTCTTTGTCAAATACTACCTGGCAGATGGAGAAACAGCCGAGAACCTGTTCGATTTCGTCTGCTCAGCGTGGGAAGTGAAGATTGATGGGCGTTTCCCTTTCCGGGGGGTACCGATAATGATGCTGATGGATGGCGGCTGCCGAGCCAAGGCCAAGGCACTAGGGCTCCCCTTTTGGGAAGGTATCAACGTGCTGATCCTGCCGGGGAAGACCGGGAACTCGCGTCGGCAAGGATCGGTAGAGGTAACGCACAACATCTGGGAGGAGTGGTTCGAAACAAGGCTGAGGATCGATCCATCAAGTTCCTTGGAGGATCTCAACCGCAAGGCCTTCGGATTCTGTCTCTGGTACAACGCAACTAAAAAACACAGCCGTCATGGGTTCACTCGGCTCTCGATGTGGCTGAGCATCCAAAATGAGCAACTCCGCGAACTCCCTTCGCGTGAGGAATTGCGGGACCTCCTCAATAAGCCCGAAGAAGAGCGGACCGTTTCAAATGGCCGGATATCCTTCCAGAATAAAGAGTTTAACCTTCGGAGCTTTGGGATACCCAATGGTGCCAAGGTGATGGTTATCAAAAATCTCTTTAAATGGCGTGAAGGGATAGTGACATTGGCTTATGAAAACAGCCGTTTCGAGGCACGGGCTATAGAAAAATTGCCGGCAGAGCTGGGTGGATTTTCCGTGAATGCGGCCATTATCGGGCAGGAATATAAAGCACAGCCGGAAACGGCAACCCAGAAGGCAAATAAACGAATGGACTCGTTGGCCTACGGCAATACGGACCCGGATCGGAAAAAGGAGACCCCTTTCTATGGGCTGAATGCCTTCGAGGGGTTTGCTGACAAGGTGGACAACCTTGCCATCTTCCCCAGAAAAGGGCAACCGATAGAACTGGATCGCGCCATAGTGCCGCAGCAACTGCCAATTATGGAGTTATTTAAACGTCTTCGTGCTGCCGACGTGCAAGTGACGAGGGACCTAAACCAGTCTCTGCGTGCGGAATTCGGAGCGACCATCGAAGCGGCGCGTGCAGATGAGGTGGTGGCGCTCCTCTCAGCGGGAAAAGAGTGGCGGACGCCAGTAACAGCAGCCCAATCACGGTAAGTCACGATTTTGGGAAAATATTTCACTAAGTGGGGAGGTAGAGATGATTTCAACAGATGCTAAGAAACAGTTCAAGCTGTTCCGCGATCCATTCATCGACGATATTCAAAAGGATGCTGATGTCTACATGAGCGACGAAGCGCGCTACGTCCAGGCGGCTATGCTGGACGCCGCCAATCACAGCGGGTTCCTGGCCGTTGTCGGGGAGGTTGGTAGCGGGAAAAGCGTCATGAGGCGGAAGGTGATAGAGCAGCTTAAGCGGGACGGCACCACCCTGGTTATCTATCCCCAGATGATCGACAAGTCTAAGGTAAGTGTCGCCTCTCTTTGCCAAGCCATCATAAGGGATATCTCTTCCGAACAACCTAAAGGGAGTCCGGAAGATAAATCCAGACAGGTGCAAAGGCTGCTGCTGGACCGGACGAAAAACAACTACCGCTCTTGCTTGATCCTGGAGGAAGCCCACGACTTAACCATCCCGACACTGAAACACCTTAAGCGATTTTATGAGCTCGAGGATGGCTACAAGAAACTGCTTGGGATTATCCTGATTGGTCAGCCTGAGTTGAAGGAGAAGTTTGATGAAGCGCGACATGTCAACATGCGCGAAGTGATTCGCCGTGTCCAAGTCGTGGAGATGGGAAGCCTCAACGGGAATCTGCGGGACTATCTCGCCACAAAGTTCAAGCGTGTGGGGGTAAGGATAGAGGATATCTTCGATGAAGAAGCGTTCAAGGCTCTGGACCGGAGGCTCACAAGCACGGCACGCGACGGAAAGACAAAGGTCTCCCACGCCTACCCGCTGCACGTCAATAATTATACGGCAAGGGCGTTGAACCTAGCCCAAGAGATGGGCGAGCCGCGGGTTACAGCCGAGATTATCGAAGCGATTTAAGGGGCAAAACATGCGAAACAAGAAGTTGTCCAGTACGGAAATACAAGCCCATGCGGGGACAATAGTAAGTGGCCTGATCGGCTTAACCGCAGCTGATGGGATTCGAATTCTTTGCGCGGCCTTGGATCTTGTATCCCAGCGTTCTGCAACTGAGTTTCAAGGGGCAATCCACTCAGGCAATATCAATTTCCTGCCGCGCAAGGGTGGTCGAATGCTGAAAATTGATAGAGACCTGAAGCTAAGGGCTTTTATCAATGACTTGGGTCAGCTCCTGACTATCAAAGAAATACATGAAAAATTGATAGAAGAGTTTGGGGCCAAACGAGTTCCATCGGAAAACACCTTGCGTAGCTACTTCAAAAGACATTGCGAGTCTTGTCTGAAATCTGAGGGGGAGTAATGAGAAAGGTAGAAGCAGAAAAAGAACTGAGTATCGGCCAGCGAGAACTCAGTAATATCAAGGCACTGTTCCAGGTCATGGAACTTGCAGCCGAGATTCAAGCTGACAAGTCATCGTATGCAGTAGACGTTGACTGGTGGGGACTCATGGAACTTGCAAATAAACAGCTCGCCGCCATCCCTCAGCACCTGGAAAAGGTTGAGGTCTATTTAAATACCCTGCCCGGGTAGAAGTAATGACCAAGTTTCACCTTTACAAAGCATTTGTGAGCCAAGGCCAGGGTAGGTGTGGGGAGTGACGGTAAATACGAAATGACGGGATTTTAAAGGCTGTTTTAATACGGTTGTGGCTACCGGCCCTAACCGCATCTATCAGCCCGGCTGATGCGCGGGCGTTTTGAAGGGGGGGCAGCATGGCAGCGAAGCAATGGAATGAAATAGCGGCTGAGATTATGGGGTTATTGCAAACAAACATAGTGGACAGCCCGGAGTTGAAGCCGCTCCTTACTTCAGTCATGAACTTTGACCGCAAATACTGTGGCCAGCTACCGGCTGATGGGAGGCACGAAGGAACCATACCAGCTATAAAGCTTTCCAAGGTCCTGAATTGCTTTGAGCAGGCCGGTCTTGTCGTCATGGAGAAGGAGTCGTATGACAGGCTGGTTCAAACCGTTGAGCAGCAGAGCGAAGAAATCGACCTACTTGACGAACGCATCAAACGTCTCTTGGAGCACTAAAGATGCACATGGCCCTCAATGCCGATGAATGGATCAGGCTGAACACATCCTACTGCAACCGCTTGTGCTTGTGGATCACAGCCAAAAACTGCGAGGTCAATCGCCTGCGTTCCGAGTCCAGCACTGGTGATCTGCGCTGCAAAGGTTGTAACGGCCTGCATGATCAGGCACAGCCAATAGAGGTTGCTCTTACTCGTTCCTTACAACAGACCCTGGAAGAGATCTTTGCTTTGGACCAACTCCAACACGAGGATAGCAATTACTCGCAAACGCAAGCTGGTTATCATAGTGACGACCTAGGTGACAGCCTCATTGATGAAGACGAACTTGACGACCTGCTGTCAGTTCTGTTTCCTGAATTTCAGGAGTCTCAGCCTATATCTGCCCCTCTTTCGCAAAGCTTTACCAAGTGCTTAAATGCCCATAAACCAAGAAAAGTCGCCGTTTACATCGGACGTTGCCGAAAATGCGGAGGGTATATGATCCACGCGCCGGAGCGTCAGTTTGATCAGAGGGACGAGGAGGTATATCGCTGTTTTTCTTGCAGTTGGCGCACCTCGCCGGGGTACTCATGGAACCGAATAAATAAGTAGAGCAGGATCGTAGGACTACATCGGCGGGGATCGTCAGATTGGGCAAAAAGCGAGGGAATAATGGCAACTGAAAGGTTTAACGGACGTGCTAAGCAAGGAGCTGTCGGGGAAGCGTTCTTGACGGATCTGAAATTTCAAATTGCGCGACTACTCTGTCTTGAAGGTATTAAGAAGGAATCAGCGATAGCTATAGTAGAAGGAGTCTCGGAACATTTGATGCACCAATGGGGTGGCATGGCTATTTACATCCCTAAAAAACTGAGCAAAAAAAATAATCTGAGAAATATAGACATTTACGCAGAGTATAAAAACGGGAGGAGTTGCCAAAACCTTGCATGTAAACATGGCCTGTCCGTATTGGATATAGGTAAAATCCTTCATAAAACCAGAGAGCAGATTCGATTGGATTCTCAGAGGAGAGTAAGCTCTACTACCAACTCACCTTCAGGAAACGAAAAACATCGGGCCTTTGGCCAAGAATTTCTTGAAGACATAGAAACCGAGGTCATAGAAGGTCTTTGCCGTTACGGGGTGCATCAGCAACTGGCTATGGTCATCGGAACTAAAATATACAAGCACTTGGCCCATTGTTGGGCGGGCATTTCTAATATTTACATTCCTACGATGATAGGTAACACAATATTAGAGAGAAATGCAGAAATTTACACATCGTTCAAGAATGGTGCATCTCATAGGGAACTGGCAGCAAAGCATAACATCACACCGAGGCAAATTTACGACATCCTTAAGAAAGTAAGGGAGCAGCGGAGGGAAGAAGCTAAGAGGCGAGTAACACAAACATTAAAGACATAAATAGCTAGATGGAGGTGGAAATTAATGCTCACATCAGTGGAAGTTGTAGTTATGCAAAATTTAGGAGTAACTCTGGAGCGAATGGAGGACGCACGGACAGGCGGTGTCAAGGTAGCCCGGAATGCGGAGGGTCAAGATTCTTTTACCGAAGTCCAAAGGCAAGTGTGTGAGATCCTTGGCCTCACCGAACTGGAATTCATGCAGGCAATGTCCTCTGAGGCGCAGAGCGATCCCGTTGCAGCCGCCATGATCGAAACACTGCTGCCTCATCAAAAGGGAGTGTGCAAGGACCTCGGCATCACGGAAAAGGTATTCATGGAGGCGCTGCCGCTCCCCTCGGGGCGACTGTAAAATCGCTGAAGGTTTAGCCAAAGGGCTCATCAAACAAAGGAGACAAAATGAAGAAATCGGAAAAAGAGCAAGGATCGGCCTTGGAGAGGATTGCTAGCGAACAGGCGATGAGACAACGGATCGCAGCAATAACCCAGGAGCTCAACCAGGTGGGGGACGTGCAGGCCCTGAAGATCAAGGCGGCTGATGCTCGCACTCGGCTGGAGAGCTTCATTCATCGTAGGGGCGGCATAGAGCAGGACATCACGGGGAGGGACGGTGAGGATCTCAAGGCTTTGAAGGAAAATCTTCAGGAGTCCTCTGCGGCAGCGATGTCGGCCGCAGAGTTGGAGGGCCGTCTACGTGCAGAGCTTTCCGACCTTCAGACCAGACTCAACGCCTTTACCTTCTCAGCAAGTCTTGCAGAAGTAAAAGACCATCAGATGATGGTCGCTTCCTCCACAATCAGGGTCAATGCACTCGAAAAGGCCATTCAGGAGCAGAGCCAGATGATATCGCAGAATTCCGGCCCCAACCTGGAGGAGATTTCCCAGCGCCGCGAAAGTCTGCTTGCGGACGCTGCCATGGGGATCGATGTTGCGGAGCAGCTGGGTGAGGTCGAAAGAGAGATCCAGCTCCAGGAGATGGACAGGAGCTTGTGCAGCAAAAGGGTTGCTGACGCTGACCAGTGCATCAAAGGCCTCAGCCTTAAGCTAGAGAGCGAAAAAGCCACGCTTACCGACCTGAAACAGACCGGACAGGCTCTCCTGCTCCACTTCCTCAAAGCCGAGGCGGAAAGCGCCGGCGCCGAATTCGTCAAAGCTGGCCAGGAACTCAAGGAAGGTTACATGAGGCTCCTGGGACTGGACGCCCTCATAAACAAACTTGCGCCGGGTCAGAAGGTGCTGGGCTTCTATCCGAGATGCCCCGAAGTCCCCGTCTTTGATTTAAAGGCTTTTGCTGGACAGGAGAGTGGTAGAGGCACGGGCCTGATGATTTCCAGAACCTCCTTTAACCCCTTGGCCGCTCTGGCTGATATCGAACAGCGCATAAAGGATCTTGGCTTGAACCTCTAACGGTTCAAGCTGCTTCAGGTTCATTGCCGAGGTAGGTGGGTCATAGGCGATGAATCAGCCCTTCTTCTCCTTCGGAGGGGCTCGTGGTGACCGGTTCGGGTCAATGATCCACCTGGGATTGTGTCGAGAGGTCCCCAGCTACGCGCTGCCCCCCTCTTGCAATTATGACGGGAGAAAACTATGGGGCAAAAAAGCACGCATTTTTTCGAGACTTCCGCAGATTATGGTCTTGCAGATGACCCTTCCGGTAAAACCGAGTCGAGACCGGAATTGCGAAGAGCAATCAGAAAGGTACAGCAAGCGTCAACTTACTATCCGGGAATCACTGTATTGGACTATCTGGTTTCCCTAGCTGAGATCTCGGTCGCCAATGGGAATTTTGTTAGGATCTATGGGTGGAACGCCAATTCGACTGAAGACCTTAGCTTTTTTAATGTCTGGTTTTACACCCAAGATAACGATATCCTGTGCGAATTTCACTGGATCATAACTCCTGATGATTACATAAAACCTATATCTGAACTGGCGCAGTCAATAACACTGAGTCAAAAGGCCGAAAACTTTTAGAGGTGCAATAATGGGTGATACTTTCCGTTTAGCAATGCAGCTTACTATGGTAGATCTCCTCTCCGGGGTTGCCTCGCGTGCCAAAGCTAATATTCAACAACTTGGAGTTGCCGGCAAGGAAGCCGCTAGGAACTTTGAGCTAATGGAGCGCCATGCTACTCGGGGCCTTAAGGCCCTCGCCATCGCTAACTACACCGTCAACAAGATGAAGCCGGGAGTGGGGGCCGCCGCAGACCTTCAGGAATCGATGATCGATGTCCGAATGAGCCTTTTGCGCTCAGGCAAAGACGCCAACACCCTTGGGAGGGAATTGCAGCAGGTGCGCTCCACCGCGGTCGACTTGCAAAAAATCACTCCGTTCTCTGCCGTTGACGTAGTGAATACTCAAAGAGAATTGATGACTTCGGGGGTCGAGTTCCAAGACGTAATAGGTAAGGGCGCAGCGCGCGCCGCAATGGTGCTTGCAACCATCACCAAGACAGCTCCCGAAACTACAGCGGGCATCATGCTTGGCGTCGGAGTTCCCTATCACCTTAAGGGAAAAGATTACGGCGAGCTATCCGACGAGATTCAGAAACATGTTATGAGCGGGCGTATGAAGATGCCACAGCTTGAAGCAGCGCTTCCCTATGCTGCGCCTTATACCAATGCTTATGGGGTACCATGGAAGGACATGCTGACGGGTCTTGCAGTTTTAGGCGAGCAGGGGCAGCTCGGTTCTCATGCAGGTGTCGGTCTCAAGGATTTCTATGAGAGACTTACCGGTGCAACCCGTATTTCTAAACGCTATATGGCCGCTATGAATCGTGATTTGGCGCGCAAAGGGAAGGCGCCGTTAGAATTTTGGGACAAGTCGGGGGAGCTTTTACCGACTCATGAAATAATTAAAAGCCTCCGTTCGTCACTTGGTAGCTACAACAGGAAAATGAGGTTGACTCTTCTTCAAAAGATTTTTGGTGAGCAGGGTGGTCTAGCTGCTCTCAACCTCATGCCGACGGGCACTGGTTCCTGGGAATTTGTCAAGGGTAAGGTCCTCGAGGTTGCTAGCGCCGAAGACAAGATGACTGAGCGGCTCAAGGGCTTCTCGGCTACGGTCACCGCCCTGGGGGGTACCTCCAAAACCACGCTGGCTACCATCTTCGACCCGATGCTCGCACCTATGACGGAAGTGCTGAAGGACCTGAACGAAATCGTCGCAAAGATCGGGGAGATCAACGAGGCTCACCCTAGCTTGGCCAAGACCACCTCTTATGGTCTTGCCGGCATCTCCGGAGTGCTAGGCGGATACGGACTATATAACCTGGTAAAGGCGGGAAAGTTCGGCAGTAAGGTGTTCAAGGGACTGAGAGGAACCTCTTTCGCTTCGCTCGGAGTGGGGCTTGCGGAAGGTAAGGCCGTAGAGGCTGCTACGGGGGTAACTCCCGTTTTTGTCACCAACTGGCCGGGTAGCTTTTCCGATCTAGGCGTTTCAGGTCCTGGACCCGCAGCAAATGCGGAGACCGTAAAGACGGCCGGTAGGATCTTACCTTGGCTCAACAAGATGGGGATCTACTCTCTGGCAACCATTCCGGCTTATTACACCGGCTCATATCTAGATAAGCTTTCGGGCGGAAGCGGGGAGTTCAACGCAGACCAGCACCCCGACAATTGGTCTTTTCGTGCCCCATGGAAAAAGGAGGAGAAAAACGACATCCACATCGATCTACAGATTGATTCGGCAGGGAGAGTAAATAGCCGCACCAGTAGCATAAACACGCGCATCACCATGATCCCTCGCGGAGACTTCTTCTCTGCAATGACAACGGTGCCATGAGAACAATGACCTTTGTAAATTCACTCTAAGCCGTTATAATGCCTCCGCTAATTCAAGGGAGGCTTTTTTTATGGATCCTAGAATCAGGTACTGCGTTGAAATGGAGGAGATAAGAAATCTTCCAGACTTTCAAAGGATACGTGCGGAGACTCATTTTCTACTCCTTAAAGAATACTTGGATATATTTCTCAAGCACGAAGCTAACCTCGAGGGAAGTCACTTCGCTGTCCATAAGGCGACTAAAAAATACTGCGCCATAAAGAACGTTCCACAGAGGACTTTTTACAATTGGCTACGGGCATACAAAGAGAGAGGAATTGAGGGGTTGGTTCCAAAGTATGGCCAGAGGAGTCAAGGCACCAGTTCGGTGCCTCAGAAAGCACAAAAACGTCATAAATACACAATATCCGTTACCCTTGATATAGTTGCGGGAAGATCTTCAGCATCTTTGGGGGAGCTGGGTAAGGTAATCGCGGCAAGTCCACTGATAGCACCCGATGTGAAAGCCTCTTTTGCTCACGCATTCAAAAGGCTCTGTGACTTATCTGAGGAGAAAGGTTCTCTCAAATTTACTCCACCCCTGAGTAAAGAGGAAAAATATCGCCTGGAACTTTATAGGTCTAGAAATCATAAAAAACATAGTGCCAAAGCAACTGCAATATTAATGATGGACGCTGGCCGGACCATGCTTGATGTTGGCCTGGAGACAAACGCCGCTGAGCGAACCATCTATAGATGGCACCGAGACTTCAACGCTAAGCGCCTTGATTTCATCCTGACTAAGCCCTTCAGCCAAGCTCGAATAGATGCCAGAGAGGTGAGAAGTACGAGAGTCATAGACATTCTCCACAAGATGCCATCTGTTTACGGAATTAATAGAAGCAGTTGGACCTACGGTACGATCGCGGAGGCCTATAAGAGTGAGTATGGGGATGGTATCTCAAAAGGTATCGTCCAGGCCACAATCAAGCATACAGGCTATAGTTGGCAGCATGCCAGAAAGGTGTTAACAAGCCCAGATCCAGGATATAAATCGAAAGTGGAGCGTGTCCTCCACACATTAAACGGACTCTCGCCGGGGGAGCGGTTTTTTTTTGTAGATGAGGTGGGGCCTTATAGGGTGAAGAAGTATGGCGGAAGGAAGTTAACCCCTCCAAACGAAACGGACATAATCCCAGAACATCAGACATCTAGGGGAAAGGTGCAATTTGTTGCAGCTCTCGAAGCGTTGTCGAACCAGATTACCTGGCTATTCACAGATAATAAAGGCAGCGAAGCACTAGTCTCTTTGTTGGAAAAGCTCGCGGCGGATTATAGCATGTGCTCTAAGATCTATCTGACATGGGATGCCCTTGGAATGCACTCCTCCAGAATGGTAAGATCCTGGATTTCTAACCATAATAATCAGCAGGCTAGCCCTACTATTGAAATTGTCCCTTTGCCTGCGAATTCGCAGTTTTTGAACGTCATCGAAGCTGTTTTCTGTGGCATGAAGCGGGCTGTAATCTGCAACAGTAATTATGCCTCGGCTAGAGAGATGCAGGATGCTATGGCTAGGCATTTCGAGGAGCGGAATCGGTACTACCAGGAGAATCCTAAAAGAGCTGGAAACAAGATCTGGGATAGGGAGAAGTTCAATTTGGAAAAGTTAGCCGGCGGGCTTTATAAGAAGATGTGA